ATAAATTCGAATTAAGAAGAAAAGCAGATTCAAATGTTATTGCTGGAATAGCTAATAAAATTTTAGCTGACACTTCATACGAGGAAGCTGAAAAAAAGTAAGAAGCGATCCTGACATAAGATCGCTATTAGTCGTTGCAGATAGACTCAAAATATCAATAGCTGAAGTTTTAAAAATGCCTGTTAGCCATTATAATTTATGGTTAGCTTACTTGCAAAAAGAACAGGAAGAGTATAATAAACATAAAAGGTAATCTTTATGTGGAAAGTAACTAATGGCTAGTCAAAAACTTAATATAGATATAGTAGCACGAGATAAATCTAAACAGGCTCTTAATACATTACAGGGAAATTTAAGTAGATTAAAACAATCTGTATTTAATTTAAGAAATGCTTTTATAGGTTTAGGTGCTGGTGTAGTGCTTAAAGGTTTTATTGATGCTGGTATTCAAATAGAAAATTTAGAAGTTCAATTAAATGCTTTATTCGGATCAGCAGAAAAGGGACAGAAAGCTTTAAAATCTGTAACTGATTTTGCCGCTGGTACTCCATTTGAATTAAGAAATATTCAACAAGGTATAACTGCATTAGCTACTGTAAGTGAAAGAGCTGAAAATGCTGGAGTATCATTTGATGAATTATTAAAAATTACTGGTAATACTGCAACTGTATTAGGTGGAGATTTTGCTTTAGCCGCTTTACAAATACAAAGATCATTTAGTGCTGGTGTAAGTTCTGCTGAACTCTTTAGAGAAAGAGGTGTAAGAGCTATGGCTGGTTTCAAAGAGGGAGTACGAGTCAGTGTTGATGATTCAATAAAAGGTTTAGCTAAAGCATTTGGAACAGGTGGAGAATTTGGAAATCTTATAGATGATTTAAGTAAAACATTATTCGGAACAATATCAAACTTAAAAGATGCCTTTTTTATATTTCAAGTAGAAGTCGCTAAAGGTTTTTTTGGAGCATTAAAAGATAATTTAGGAGATTTAAAAAAAACAGTTGAAACAAATAAAGATACTATAGCAGAGTTTGGTAATACAATAGGAAAAGGTTTATCTGTTGCAATAAATGGTACAGTTTCAGTTGTAAAATTTTTAAAAGAAAATATTTCTATATTAATAGCTACATTCAAATTTTTCATCGCATTAAAATTAATTATATTTTTTAAAAATTTAGCAACATCTATTGCATTAGCAAAAACAGCAATGTTAGGATTTAATGCAGCAGTAAGGAAAAATTTATTAATAGGTAGTGCAGCTCTTATTATTTCACAATTAGATATTATAATTAATAAATTCAGAGAATTATTCGGAACAGCAGATATTGAAAACTTATTAGAGCCTGGTCTTAAATTTATGGAAGTTACAGACAGATTTGGTAACACTATAAAAATAGTTGTAAAAGATTTAGAACATGCTTCAAATATAATTGAAATAGGTATGCTTCCACCTATCAAAGAAGCTGAAACAAGATTTCAAAAAATAATTAGACACATAAAAGAAACAGCAGAAAAATTAGGAAAACTTAATGAAGATTCTTTAGAAAAAGCAAAAGAAAAATTTAAGAACATAGGAGATACTATAGCTAAAGGTGTCAACGATGGTATTTCTAAAACTTCAAATGCATTAGCAAGATCAATTATATTAGGAGAAAATTTAGCTGATACATTTAAAAAGATGGCACAACAATTAGCAGTAAGAGTTTTAAGTGCTATGATTGAAATAGTTGCTAGAAAAGGAGTTGAATTAGCTATTGAAAAATTAATTACAAGAGAAAAAGAAAAACAAGTTAACCTTTCAAGAAAAGCGAGTTTTTCAAGTTTTTTACCAGCACCATTTAATATAATAGGAAGTTTTTTAGGTTTTGACAAAGGTGGTGCAGTATCAAAAGGAAAACCTATCATTGTAGGGGAGCGTGGTCCTGAATTATTCCTGCCAAACCAAACAGGACAAATAACTCAAAACGCAAGAGGAACTTCTGGATCTCCTGTCAATGTTAATTTTAATATCAATACTGTTGATGCGAGTGGCTTTGAAGAATTATTAGTAAGATCAAGAGGAACAATAACTCAACTTATTAATAATGCAGTTAACGAAAGAGGAAGGGCGGCTTTAATATAATGGCTGGTGCATTTCCTATATCTTCATCTGCATTTTCAACAATGGGTATAAGAAGTATTCAAAATACAATAATATCTAAATCTCAATCAGGAAAAAAATTATCAAGACAAATAGATGGTCAAAGATTTGCTTTTACTGCATCTATAATTACAGGAAAGAGATCAGATGTTTATGGAGAGCTTATGGCTTTTATTATGAAACAAAGATCACAGAAAGAAAATTTTACAATTATTCCTCCAGAATTAGAAGATGCTAGAGGTGTTGAAACAGGGACACTTGCAGTTAATGGAAGTCATACTGCTGGCGATACAACAATAGCTATAGATGGTTTTGCAAGTGATACAGCTAATAGATTACGACAGGGTGATTTTATAAAGTTTAATGGACATACTAAAATTTATATGGTTGTTGCAGATGTTACTAGTTCATCAGGAGCTGCAACAGTAACTATTGAGCCACCTTTGATTTCTGCATTAGCAGATGATGAAGCAGTAGCTTACGATAACATTCCTTTTACTGTTCATTTAGTAAACGATATACAAGAATTTGGAGTTGTTGGTGCATCTAATACAGGCGAATTATTATATGAGTTTGAATTAGATGTCGAAGAAGCTCTATAATGGCAAAATATTTAGTACGTCATTGGCTCAATGTAGATGTCATAGCTGAAAAAGTTATTGATGAATCTGAAATTGATATGAAAACTAACGATTTAGGAAGACATAAAATCCCTGATGGCACATTTAGTTTTGTTGTGATAAAAGGAAACGAAAAGATAAACAGAACAACATACGAAATATATGACGAGAGCATTAAGTACAGCAGTAAAGAACGAACTAGCGACGAATGAGATTCGACCAATACATCTTATCACTATCGGTTTTGCTACTCCTGTTAATATTACTGATAATTCATTTTCAATAACATCTTCCGTATCAGGTAGTTCAGTTACTTATATAGCTAGTGATTTTATATTAGGTGTTTCAAATTTTAGTGAAGAAACAGATGTAAATTTATCTCCTATAACTTTGAGTTTATCAGGTGCAGATCAAACATTTATTTCAACTTGTTTAAATGAAAATGTTATTAATGATGAAGTAAAAATATTTAGAGGTTTTTTGCAAGATACGAATGTTCTTATTGATGATCCTTTTTTATTATATAATGGACAAATAGATAATTTTGGAATTTCAGAATCAGATACAGATTCATTAGTAAATTTAGCAATAGTTTCGCATTGGGCTGATTTTGAAAAACGATCTGGTCGTAAAACAAATAATACATCACAACAAAGATTCTTTTCGACAGATGTAGGAATGGATTTTAGTTCACAAACAGTACAAGATATTAAATGGGGTAGAGCATGATTTTTAAAAAAATATTTAAAGCTGCTGTTAAAATATTTAAACCTGTTGTAAAAATATTTCAAAAAGCTATTTCTTGGTTAATACCTACACCAGACATTCCAGATTTCGGTCAATCTGAATTTGATGATTTTGAAAAAGGTATTCTCGTTAATAAACAATCAAATGATGCATCTATTCCTGTAGTGTATGGAGAAAGGCTTGTTGGGGGCACTCGTGTGTTTTTAGAAACATCAGGTACAGACAACGAGTTCTTATATATGGCTTTAGTAATGTGTGAAGGAGAAATAAACTCAATAGAAGAAATTAGAGTAGATGATAAAGTTGTTACATTTTCAGGTGCATTAACAGATAATACTCAAAGAACAGTAGCTAGTTCAGATTCGAATTTTTATAAAGATGGAGTGAGTTATATTACGATTGAGCCACATTTAGGATCTGACGGACAATCTGCATCAAGTTTATTGTCAACATTATCAAGTTGGGGTAGTAACCATAAATTATCTGGAATTGCATATCTAGCTCTTAAGTTTAAATGGAATCAAGATATATTCGGATCTATTCCAAAAGTTCAAGCTAG